CTATCGGGAACTGTCGGATCTACCGCACGCCACCAAGGGCGACCCGGAAGACGCTGACACCACCGCAGACGATCACCTTGCCGACGCCGTCAGGTATCTGTTGGCCAACCTCGGCACCGGCCCGGAGTTCGTCATCCTCGACGACGAGGCCGTGCCAGCCGCCAGCGCCGAGGTTCTGCAGCCGCTCGGGCCGACGATGGCCGTGCGCCCGTCCGGGTCTGCGCCGAGCGACGACGCATGGTGGTTCGATGACGATGAGGCGCCGCGCGCTGGGGGGACGGTGAACGTCCCGTGAGTCTGCGCACCTGGTGGAACAGTCTGCGGTCGGAGACCGAGGTACTGGAGACGACCCCGGCGAAGCTCCCGGAGCGCTCGGGCTTCGAGTACGGCATCAGCCCGGGTGGCCTGACCGAGTCCAACCAGGGCATCGGCGCAGCCACCCAGTCCGACCGCCGATCGATGCTGAACCAACTCTACGAGGCGTACCTCGCCTGCCCCTGGTCGTGGGCGTCCGTGAACGCCATCGCCCGCACCATCACCGCGGGCGGCCTCGTCACTGACTGGGACAACGACAACGGTGAGGGTGACGAGGAGCAGCCGGATAAGCCACAGCAGGTGCTCCTGCTGGAGCGGATGCTGGCCTACTGCAACCCGCGGGAGAATGTCCGGCAGATCCTCCGCGGCGTCATCACCGACCTGCTCGTATTCGGTGACGCGTTCATCGAGATCGTCTGGCTCGGCCAGCAGCCGGTCGCCCTGTACTCGCTGGACTGCCCGAGCATGCTGCCGATCGCCGACGAGCACGGCACGATCACCAGCTACGTGCAGGTCACGGAGTTGGGCCAGCGGGCCACGTTCGAGCCGCGCGATGTCATCCACATCTCCCTGGACTCGCCGCGGTCTGGGGTGTTCGGTGTCAGCCCGACACAGGCGGCGATGCTGCCGATCGTGTCGTGGCTGTTCTCCGCTGCGACCTCGAAGGAGATCTTCCGGAAGGGCTGCCCCCCGGTCCTCCACGTGGATCACCCGGCGGGCGCTTCCCCGTCGGACATCAACCGGTGGAACGCGCAGTACCAGCAGCGCAACATCGGGCCGCGCAACATCGGCAACCCGATCAACACCAAGGGCGGCGCCGGGGTCAACGAACTGTCGCAGTCCCGCACCATGGACTACCTGCAGTTCCTCAACCAGAAGCGCGACGAGATCATCGCCGCCTACGGTGTGCCCCCGTCTAAGGTCGGCATCATCGAGTCCGGGAACCTCGGCGGCGGCACCGGCGAGGCCCAGGACCGCACATTCATGGTCAACACCTGCCAGCCCCTCGCCGAACTCGTTCTGGAGGCCCTGAACTTCCACCTCGCGAAGAACGGCTTCGGCGTCGAAGGCTGGAAGCTCAAATTCCGTGACGTCGACATGCGAGACTCCAAGACCGTTGAGGACATCCGTGACATGCGGATCCGCAACGGAGAATGGACCCTCAACCGGGCCCGAGCCGACATCGGTGAACCCCCTGTCGACGGCGGCGACCAGCCTGTCCTGATCGACCGCACCAACCTGGTGAAGTGGGCCGACATGGACGCCGCATCCAAGGCGTTCATCGCCAACAGACTCCGCGGCACCGCTCTGGAGCCGGCTGCGCCAGAGCACGGCGAGCCGATCGCGGTGGAGAAGCCCGAGCCCGCCCCCGTGCCACCCCAGCTCGCCGCTTTCGCGGGCAAGGCGCCGCCAGGGCAATCCGAGGAGCCAGCTGAGCCGGAGAAGGAGCCGCCCGTCGAGGCGCTGCATGCCCGGTACAGGGCGCGGCTGCGGGAGGCGCTGGCCACGCTGCCAGGAGGTATCGATGAGCGCGCCGCCTGAACCGCTGCCGCCAGACCCTCCGAACCATCCACTGCGGGCCAAGGACGTGCTGCCGCTCATCAAGAAGCGGGTCGGCTGACCGATAGGGGGTGAGCGTGACCAGCCCGGACTTCTCCGACGGATGCATGATCGCCCTCTACCCGCCGATCGACGTAGCCCAGGCACTCGCGGTCGACGGCGGACTCCCGGCAGCAAGCATGCACGTGACGGTTGCCTACCTCGGGGATGCGGCCGACGTCGACGCCGATGCCCTTCACGAGGTCGTTGCCGAGCTCGCCGCGCGGAAGCCGATCAGCGGCAGCATCTCCGGGTTGGCCCGGTTCACCGGGGGCGACAAGGACGTCATCGTCGCCCTCGTCGACTCCGCCGATCTGGAAGACCTCCGCCGTGACACCCTCGACGCCCTCTACGAGCGCGGCATCCAAATCCCACGGGAACACGGATACGCGGCACACTGCTCCATCACCTATCTCGACGCGGACGACCCGGCACCGCTCGACCGCCTCGAAGCCGGACCGATCGAGTTCGGCTCCCTGTCGGCAGTCCACGGCACCGACCGCACCGACGTACCGCTGGAGCACCCGATGGAGGCGCCGGCGCGGGAGGCTTTTGCCGCCGGTTGGGCTGCTTCGCAGGGCCCGATGACGGAGCGGGTGCGAGCAGCCTGCACTGCAGCCGTACAGACCGCCATCGAGCACGCCGACGACCCGCGCATCCTCGAAGTCACCATCGACCTCGGCAAGCTCGAAGGCATGTGGGCGCTGCTGTTCCAACGCCGCGAGGAGCAGCAGGCCAAGCACGTGCCGCTGGTGGCCGCCGTCTGGCGCGACCTCATCGACCGGGACGCGGTCGCCGACATGGTCGACCGATTCCGGCAGCAGGCCGGACTCACCGAAGCCGACCAGGACAAGCCCAGCATCCGCACTGAAGCGCTCGAAGCCGCCAAAGCCATGCTGCACGCAATCGCCGACGCAGCCGGTGCCGGATGGGATGCCCTGCGCACCGCGCTGAGGGATGCCATCGCCGCCGGCCGGGCGGAGGGCATGGTCAACGCAGTCGCCATCGCCGCCGAGCGCGCCAATCGGATCGGCCTCGACTGGAACATCGCCTTCGAGGACGCCTACCGGTCCCTGGAACGCCTGGACGAGATCTGGGCGGACATGGGCGGATGGCTCGGCCGCACTATCGACCGGGCCGCAGCCGATCTCGGCTCGGTCCTCGCGCAGGGCGCCGAGGACGGAGCCGACCGCGACCAGATGATCGAGGATGCGATGAACGTCCTCACCGGCACAGACGTGGAATCAGTCGCGTTCGTCGTCGACTGGGCCATGACCACCGCCGCCGACCAAGGTGCCCTCGATCTGTACCGGTCGGAAGGTGCGCTCCGCGCGGACTGGATCAGTGCGGGAGATGGCCGGGTGTGTGTCACCTGCATCGATAACGAGGCTGGGAACCCGTGGCCACTCACGGACTTCCCGCTCATGCCGAGCCACCCAGTCTGCCGCTGCGTGGCCGCCGCCGAGGTTTCACTCTCGCACTTCGCCAACTGGTTCGCCTGACCCGTGGAGACTCCATGAGCAGCTACAAGCCGGCCCGGGTCCTGTGGAACCTGACCCCGTCCGGAACGATCCTCACCCTGTCGGGCGCGGCCACGACCAGCAGCCCGATCCTCAGCCTGACCGACATCAGCGACGTGTGGCTGGCCGTCAACGTCACCGGCACCCCGACGGGCACCACACCGACACTCGACGTCGGCCTCGACGTGCAAGACCCGGACGGCAACTGGTACCTCGCCGTCGCGAAAATCACCCAGCTGACCACCAGTGCCGGACGCGGATCGGCCTACGCCGGCCTGCACATGCCGAACGTGGCGTCCACCAGTGCCGCCCTCGTACTGCCGAACACCGGCCGCGTCACCTGGACTCTCGGCGGCACCAGCCCGGTCTACCCGCAGACGTCCATTGCACTGATCGGGAGGTGACCGCAGTGGCCGCACGCATCATGGGGCGCCGAATCGGCACCATCTCCGGGACCGCGCTCATCCCCGGCATCAGCCGCAACCGCCGCCTCTACACCGTCGAGAACATCGCGAAGGCCGTACAGCGGGCGCGGGAGCGCATCGACGAGGGCTCGATGCCTCTGGCGATGCTCACTCACCATGCAGCCGATGACGATTCCACGCAGATCGCCGGACGCCTCACTTCGGTCACGCTGGCCGAAGACGGATCGGCGAAGTACACCGCCGACCTGGTGAACACGGAGGCAGGCCAGACGATCGCCGCGCTCGTCGATGACACGGACGGGCCGCCGTTCCTGCGCGGGGTGTCGATTCGAGGCGCCTGGGTCGGCAAGGTGCGGCGCGAATCGGGCCCTGACGGCGCGCCCATCGAGACCGCCGACGACCTCGAACTCGACGGGCTTGATTTCACGAGGAAGCCCGGCGTTCCTGGCGCACAGGTCGACACGTTCACCCCCGCGGTATCCAGCGCCCCGGCGGAGTCCGCATCCGATGGTCGGGTGCTCATCACCGAGTCAGTGCAGGAGGCGCTGGTGACAGCGACCATCGAAGAGGCCGACAGCCCCAGCGTTGACCGCGCGGGCGGTCCGTTTGCAGATCCCGGCTACCAGCCGGACAAGAAGAAGCGCTACGACATCAACAGCAAGCCCAAGGCGAAGGCGGCCTGGTCGTACATCGGCCAGGCCGACAACGCCCGCCTGTACACCTCGGCGCAGCTCAAGCGCATCAAGCAGCGCATCACCAAGGCCCTCAAGGGCTTCGGCGTGACGGTCGCGACTGCCGAGGGCTGGCTCATCGACCCGGCGACGGCCGTGACGGAGGCGCTCGCTGAGTGCTGGGACATGGACTCCCGCCCGGCCGGGGACCTGTACATCTCCCTGACCAACGGGCCCACCACGGTCACCGTCTCCAGCCGCCTGCTCGACCCTCACGACCTCGACCTCGTCGGCCGCGCTGCGATGGCCGGAGCCTGCAACGCCCTCCTGCAACTCGACCCGGACATGGACGCCGACATCGACATCCCCGGCGCCGAACCCGAAGACACCGACGACGACATGGGCAACGGAGACGGCACCGCGACGGCGGCTGGCGCACCGTGCCCCTGCAACTGCGGCTGCGCGATCCCCGCCGTCCCCGGCAACTGCCCGTGCGGCTGCGAATCGTGCGTCCACTGCATGGCCGAGGACGACGACGCCATGGAGACCGTCATCCAATCCCCAGAGGCACGGCTTGCCGAGAAGCTCGCGACCGTCCCTGTCGGACTGGCCG